AAGCGGGGCCAAAACCGGCATATCCCGTAAGCAATCCCCGTGAATGCACTCATGAACAGATGCGGAAACAGCAGGATGCGAAGATAAAATTCGCGGGTCCCGATATCATAGGCGGGGATAAACAGGAACGCCCCCAGCTGTGCGAAAAAATGCAAACCAATCACAAGCCAGTAAATCCCGAGAAAGCGGTGAATCCAGTGCTTATGGCGCGGGTTGTCGGCTTCATACAAGTGGAGACGGGCCTTCAGGTTCAAGCGATTCACCTTTCATCCGGGCAAAAAGCATCCGCATTTTTATTCGGGGGATTAATTTGATTTCAGCGTACCATAACCGGAGTCGGGGCACAAGGAAGGAGCAGGTAGGAGAGAATATCAATTAGCGGATTTGACAAATTCCGACCCCATTCACAAAATTGTAACATTCAAAATTCAAACCTCTCCAGCACGCCCAATGGCTCAAAATAAACCAGATAATTCTCGAAAGTGGCGTAAAACCCATATTTTTCCTTAAAATGCAAAAGAGCCTCCTCCAGAAATGGCTCCGTCACCTCCAAATACTCTGCCAGCTCAAAACGGTTGCGTATGCCCAGCCGGGATGCCTCCACCAGCTTGTCCAGAGGGACCAGCTTCTCATAGGCCCAGTTCCGCGCCCGCTTCTCATGCTTGCGGTTCCGGAGATCGGTTTGGTCAGTGATGTTGCCGAAGGTGGTGTAATAATGGCCCAGCTCTTCCGCCAGTACACAGCGTTTTTCCGCTTGTACCGGCAGATCTTTGTTGAGGAGGATCATCTGGGTATAACCGGTTTCAATATAAAGACCCTTAATGCCCTCGGGCAGGTCGGATTGGTCGTCGATATAGACGGGTGATTCCTTCTTTAAAGAGTCGTAGGGCGCCATTAATCGGTCGTCACTTCTCTTCCTTGGCCAGTGCGATGCGCATGGCAAGTTTAATTTTGTCCATCTGCTCCGGGGTTAGCGGCCCCTCATGACCCACCTGATGGGCGGCGATGGTCAGGATCTGATCCTGGGAGATATCCGGCTGTTGGTTTGGCGCAGGGGATTGTTCCAGGGAACCAATAAGATAATCCAGCGACACGTGGAAAAACTCGGATAACTGGCGCACGGCATCCAGACGGGGCTCGCTGATGTCATTCTCCCATTTGGAGACCATTCCCTTATTGACACTGGAGCCAAAACGCTGATTCAGCCCTTCCGCCAGCTCCTCCTGTGAAAGTCCCCGCTTAAGCCGCAGCTCTCTGATGCTTTTCCCCGTGGTTTTCATACCGGCAATCCCTCACTCTTTCATCCTCTGGCTCTAGCGCCGCGGGTAGCGGACACATTGGCTTCTATATAAAAACTATACAGCATAGGTTTCAAATTAGCAACATTCGGCGCTGAAAAGTTATTGACAAAGAAACCTTCTAGGCGTAAAATAAAGGTATGGTTTCTAAAAAGAAACTTTATGGAGCAAGAAGCAATCGCCTGAAGAGGCGTATTTTTTTCTCATTAAGGTTTCATATATGAAACCTCGGTGTAATAGTTGAAGATCTAAATAAAGGAGAGATCCATGATGCGGAACTACCAGCCCAAGAAAAAGAACCCCTACCAGCTCCCCCATAATGTATATATGCAGTGCTTGTATGCGGTGCGTGACTATGGCCGGCTGAAGGAGGAGATGAGGGATATTCTCCACTCTTCTCCCGGAGCGCCGGACGGCATGCCCCGTGGTTCGGGAATCAGCGACTCGACGGTAAACAAAGCCATCCGCCGGGAAGCGCTGCAGCAGCGCTGCGATGCCATCGAGCAGGCGTTGGCTGCCATTCCGCTGGAGTACCGGAAGGGAGTAATGGCCATCACCATGGATGAGACCTGTCCCATGGATGCCAGCCCGGAAACCTACCGGCGGTGGCGCAGACGTTTTTTGTACGAGGTGGCACAGCATAAATGCATGTTGTAGTCCGCGGGAAAAAAATCGGTGTTATAGTAGTATCATGCCAAAGATTACAAGATATGAATGAAATTGGCAAACATCTTCTGGGGTAAAGCAAAAAACCCCGAAGCTCAACGCTCGTTGGCCGGAGCATCACGGCCCGCTCCCGCAGCTGGAGAGCAGCTATAACCATCTATGGAGGCTGAAGCAGGTATGAAATGGCTTCGAACATTATTGCAAGAAGAGGGCGTGAATGATGCCCAGGCGGATGTGGTTGCCGTCAAGGCGGGCAAGGAGCTGCCGCAGTATTTTGTGCCGAAGATGCAGTACAACAAGCTGGCGCAAGCGAAAAAACAACTGAAAACTGGTCTGGACAATGCTTCCAGGAACCAGAATGCGCTGATGCAACAGCTTGAAGTGCTGCATACGGACAATCAAATGCTGCGGCAGAAGCTTGAGACGCTGGAAGCGGACAACCGCCTCCTGCTGCGGACCGGCGGACAGGAAGCGGGAGCCTCTCCCGCCCCTGGCGCTGGGTACAGCTTGAACCAAATCGCGGGAAGTGATAAGGATGGGTACATTTTTGGATGTGCGCAACGCAGTGATGGAAACCTTCCAAGCCGTATTCCCGGACATGCCGGTATACGGGGAGGAGCCGGAAGAGACGCTGGGCTCACCGTACTTGTATGTCCGCTTGCCGGAGGGGACCCATACCCAGGAAATGGGACGAAGGTTCCGGCGCGAAAATTCCGTGGCCGTCCGGTACAAACCAAGCGGCAGCCAACCAAACGGAGATATGTACGCCATGGCCGAGCAGCTGGCAGCGGTGCTGCACCAGATAAGCTTGTCCGGAAGACCGTTGGCGGGACGGGACATGCGTTTTGAAATTGCGGAAGACGTGCTGCTGTTTTCTGTGACGTACCAATTCGTGGCCGCGCTGCAAGCGCCGGAGGATCCGGCTATGCAGCAGTTGGACCATATGGAGGGAATCAAATGAGCAAGGAAGCGAAAACATCCGGCGAGGTGCTGACGTTCGGTAAGGAGCAGATTCTGTCGTCCAAGGGCTTCACTGCCTTGGAGAAGGATGTGCTGCAGGCCCTTCTGGCCGAAGGACAGGAATATACGCTGGCACAGGCCAAGAGCGAAATCGAGGAATACGTGAAGAGGAGAGTGGAATAGATGGCTGGAGGAACATGGACAACTCAAAATAAGGTGCGCCCAGGCGCCTATATCAATATCAAAAGCGCGGCCCAGGCACTTGGGGCTGCCGGAGACCGCGGCATTGTCAGCTTGCCTTTGACCCTGCCTTGGGGTCCGGCCAAGCAGGTTGTGACCGTGGAAGCCGGTGAGGATGTCAGCGTCAAGCTGGGCTACCCCATCTCGGACCCTGCCTTGCTGCTGGTGCGGGAAACCCTGAAGCGGGCCAAAACCCTGCTGCTGTACCGTCTTAATACCGGAACCAAAGCGTCCGTAGTGAGCGGGAATATGACCGCCACTGCCCAATATGGCGGTGTCCGGGGCAATGATCTTACCGTACGCATTGCGGTCAATGTGGACAATGCCACCCTGTTTGATGTCACCACACTGTTGGCAGGAGTGGAAATGGACAAGCAGACCGTAGCCAATATCGGCGCGCTGAAGGCCAACGATTGGGTGGTCTGGACAGGCACCGGCGCATTGGCGGCTACTGCCGGCGCTCCTCTGGTTGGCGGCGCCAACGGCTCCGTTACTGCCCAGGAATATCTGGACTATCTCAGCGCCATCGAGGTGCTGGAGGTGAATACCATTGGCCTGCCGGCAACAGATGCAGCTACCAAGGCGGTATTCGTCTCCTTTACCAAACGTCTGCGTGAGGACGAAGGCAAGAAGATCCAGTTGGTTGTAGAGAACTACCCCGCTGCAGATTATGAAGGTGTCATTTCCGTTAAAAATGGTGTTGTGCTTACAGACGGCACTGTGTTGACAGCTGGACAGGCCGTAGCCTGGGTAGCCGGTGCAACAGCAGGGGCGCAAATGAACGAATCCCTGACCTATGCTGCTTATGATGATGCTGTGGATGTTGCTCCCAAGTACACCAACAGCCAGATTATTGCATCCCTTCAAGCGGGCGAGCTGCTGTTCACCGGCTCCGGCGGCAAGGCTGTGGTGGAGCAGGACATCAATACCCTACACTCCTTCAGTCCTACCAAGGGCAAGGCCTTCGCCAAAAACCGGGTGCTCCGTGTGCTGGACGGCATTAACAATGACTTCCGGCAGATTTTCGCCGACTTTTACACAGGGAAGATCAGCAACAATGCCGATGGCCGCAATTCACTGAAAAATGAATACTCCACCTACCTGGAGACTCTGCAAGGCATTGAAGCCATCCAAAACTTCGATGCCCAAACGGATCTGACCATCAGCGCAGGCGCTGATCTGGACGCTGTAGTATCCGAGCTGTACGTGCAGCCGGTGGATAGCATGGAAAAGCTTTACCTCACCATTACCGTATCCTAATTCGAAAGGAATGAGACAATATGGCTTATTTTAAAGAAACTGATGCCATCAGCGGCAAACAAGCAAAAGCCTACATCACCATTGACGGTTTGCGGGAGGAGTTGTTTTACGCCAAAACCCTGGAGGCTACTATTGAAAAGAACAAGGTGGATGTGCCTGTTCTGGGAAAAACCAATACCCCCAAACGCTCCGCCGGCTGGTCCGGCTCCGGCACCCTCACTGTCTACTATGTGACCAGCAGATTCCGCCAGCTCATGCGGGAATATGTGAAGACCGGTAAGGACTTCTGGTTTGACCTGATGGTCGTTAACGAGCAGCCCGATTCCAACGCCGGCAGCCAAACCACGGTCCTGAAGGGCTGCAACCTGGACAGCGTAAGCGCCGCCCAATTCGATGCGGGCAGCGACGATATGATGGAAGAGGAATTGCCCTTTACCTTCAATGATTATGAAGTCCAGGAAGAATTTAAGTCCATCACAGGCGGGAATTAAGGAGGCTTTTACACATGAGTGATTTGAGCGCATTTTACGCCCAGAACGTGACCGCTTCCGTGACGGAGGAGATCGTGGTATCTCCCCGGTTTCTGAACAAAGGCGGCAAGCCGATTCCGTGGGTGGTCAGCAGCATGACGGAGGAGGAGAATGAATCCATCCGGAAGGCTGCCACCCGCCGGGTAAAAGGGAGAAACGGCCAATATTCCATGGAGACGGACTCCGCCGAATATCTGGCCAAGCTGGTTACCGCCAGTGTCACCTTCCCGGATTTGAAGAATGCCGAGCTCCAGAAATCCTATGGAGTGATGGGTGCGGAAGCCCTGCTGCACAAGATGCTGCTTCCCGGCGAATACGCCAATTTGGTGCAGAAGGTCCAGGAGCTCAATGGCTTCGACGCTGACATGAACGAGCTGGTGGATGAAGTAAAAAACTGATTGAGGAGGGCGACGGCGAAACCAATTACGCCTACTATGCCCTCCATAAGCTCCGCATCCTGCCCCATGAGCTCATCGCCATGTCCCGGCGGGAGCGGGCGGCCATCTACGCCATGATCGACATCCGCGTCAAGCAGGAGAAGAAGGAAGCCGCACGGATGAAGAAGAAGTGACCCAAAGACACTCTCGAGAGGGGAGTGTCTTTGATTTTGTACAGAAAGGCGGTGAATGTCCTGAATACCACAGCCTCGGCAGTAAAGATGTTTGAGAAGCTGACCAAGCGGTTTGATCAAGTGGCCAAAGCAATGAACCGGTTATCGAAGCTTAAACTAACCGGACAGTTGACTGAGCTGAAGGTGCCGGATGGATTTTTGAAGGTTAAAATGTCTGGCGAAATAACCGAACTTAAAGTGCCCGAAGAATTGCTGAAGGTTAAAACAACTGGGGAAATGACGAAGTTAGAAGTGCCGGATAAACTTTTAAAGCTTAAGATGGCAGGAGATTTTAAAAAAATTAAGGTACCAGAAGTGATTATAAGTCTACAGGCTGATTTAAGTCTTCTAATGAATTTAAGTCTTGATGTAATTTGTAGACTGGTTATCCCGTCTGTTCCAAAAGTATTGTGGCCAAATAATATACTGTTTGTGTTCGTACAGTTTGTAATCATTGATGAGATATCTTGGTTAAGGCGCTTTGGTCAAGAAAACCAGCAAGATGTATACTCCCGGGTGATTGTTCATGAGGTAGTGGAAACACAATTGCTTCTTGAGGCGCCACCGAAACCACTGCTGCTAGAAGGTCCAGAAGTACAATTATTGCTGGAGGCACCAAAAACTACTGATTTGCAGTCCAAGATTTTCGGCTTTTTGAAAAAAACTTTTGACAAGCTAAATTTCAAGGGTGTATTTGATACAGTATCATCTAAGATTATGGGAACAATGAAAAGTACATTTAGCAAGTTAAGTCCTAAAAACTTCAAAAATAGTATTAAGGATTCTTGGAAAAAGAACAGCACAAACCAACTTAAAATGCCTGGATTCATGAATACGGATAATGCTAAGTCCGTTATCTCCTCTACCATGGGTGCCGGAATGAAGCAGCAGCAAACTAAGGGTGCTTTTATTGCCCGTGCCGGCAATGCTCAACTGGGCGGCGCTATTTACGATCAGGTTGCCAAACAAGCTTTGCAATTTGGGCAAAATCCGGATGATGCTTTATCCAGTGCCTTATCTTTCACCAATACCACGATGGACCCAAACAAGATTACTGAAATGAATAAACTGGCTATGCGGTTAGCACAAATGAATCCTGAAAAAGGCTTGGAAGGTGCAGCTTCTTCCATGATGGATCTTTTTAAAGGAGAGTCCTCCTCGATGGTGGATGATTTCGGCATGGGTGAATCCTCTGTGGAAGCGAGCGCGGCTCTTAAAGCAGGTAAGGCTGGGGACATCAACGGGTTCATTAAGGGTATGGACGAGCTGCTAAATAAGCGGAATATGACGGAGCAGGCTTTTGAAGGGATGATGAAATCTCCTGCGGCCCAGTGGGGAAAGGCTGTTGACAGCTTCAAATTTAATTTGGGCTTGGTTGGTCAGATGGGACTCGAGGCATTTGGTCCCTTGATTACCATGATTACAGAGGCGTTTGATTCCGGAAAATTTACTCCTTTCTTTACGTTCTTCGGTAAAGGACTTTATGTCATTGTTACTTTGATATCTTGGTTGGCAGAGGGATTTATGGGGGTACTTGGCTTTTTGGGTGCTAATCTTCCTCTTATAGCGGGCTTAATTGCCAGTGGGCTAGTGGTTGCTTTATGGAACGTACTGCCTCCTTTATTCGCAATGATTCCGCCAATATTAACCCAAGTTGGGGCATGGTTCATGGCCAATTTGCCGATTTTTTTAATTATTGGCGCAATAGCTCTTTTATTATTTATACTTCAGAAATTAGGCGTGTCTGCAGGCCAAATTGTTGGATTTATTACTGGTGTATTTTATACATTCTTTGCTTATATAAAAAACAGCATTGCTTATTTTTGGAACATCCTTATTTCTCTCAAAGAGTTCCTTATAAATGTTTTTAAAGATCCATCTTATGCAATTAAAAAACTGCTGTACGATTTGGCTCAGAATGTTGCTGGTTTTTTTGGAAGTGTGATTAATGGGATAGTAGATAAATTAAATGTATTACTTAAAGCGGCAGAAAAAATTGGAATTAAGGTCCCATTAATACCTGAAGTGGAAGTAGACAAGTGGCTGGAACAATTAAAGCCCACATCCACCAAGGATGTAGTTGATCTCTCGAACGAAAAAATGCAGTTTGAAAATCTCGGTGACGCATTCGACAATGGTTTCAATAAAGGCGAAAAGCTTATGGACGGATTGAGCTCCATGAAAAACCCCTTCAGCCTCGATACCAAGTATGATGGTGCTATTCCTCCCATTGATAACATCAAGAAGGTGGAGGAGGTCGGGGCTGTTAAGGACACCGTCGAGGTCAGTGGCGAGGATCTGGCGACCATGCGGGAGCTGGCGGAGATGAAGAATATCCAGAACTTTGTGCAGATGACGCCCAGTGTGAATGTTCAGACGGGGGATGTGCGCCAGGAGTCCGACATTAACACCATTGTGGCCCGCATCGAGCAGGTGCTTACGGAGCAGATTGTCAGCAGCGCCCAGGGGGTGTATGGGACATGAGTTTTTCTTACGGGTTGTGGCTGTCGTTTAATAATCAGGAGGATGTATTCGAATTTCCCATTCTGCCCGGCAAAATTGAGGTCAGCAATCAAGGGGAAGGCTCCGGTTATGAGGTGTATGGCCTTGGCCAGATTAATGTCATCAAGTCTCCGGGATTGGCGGAGTATTCCTTTGAAACCATTTTACCGGCCACTCAGAATCAATATCCTTTTATTACCGCCCGTTATTATTATGAGCCAAGATATTATGTGGAGCTTATTGAGAAATGGCGGCAGACCCGGCACCCCATCCGATTCGTTTACACCGGTCCCAGTCTGCAGATCAATACGCCTGCCTCCATTGAAAGCCTCGATTGGTCCGAAACCGCAGGGGAGAACGGGGATATCCAGATTAGCTTAAAGCTGAAGGAGTACCGGTTTTATGCAGCCCGGAGGACCTTTGTGAAGGATGGCGAGGTGCAGCAGAGTGAACCGCTCCGGGCAGACTACCGGGGCTTCCAGCCCTTCTATGTGGTGAAGGAGGAGAAGGAGACACTGTCTACCATCAGCCAGCAGATTTACGGCACTCCGGACTACCAGGTGAGTATCAAAGAACTCAATAAACTAAGTGATGCCGAAGCCGAAAATCTTTTGCCCGGTAAAATTCTGCAGCTGCCCAATGAATTTTTGTTGAAGAAGGTGAAGGGGGCCGCCACATGATTACCATCCAACTGGATAACAAGGACGGAAACATGTGGGATCTTTCGCAGATTGTCTCCGGCTTATCCTGGTCCACCACACGGACGGGGCGTGCGGCCAGCATAGATTTTTCCCTGCTGCGCAATGGATTCTACCAATCCGACAGCTTCGCCATCCGCAACGGGGATATTGTCCGGGTCCATAAGGACGGGGTAGGCATTTTTTACGGCTATGTATTCTCGGTTGGGCATAACCCGGACGGGGAGGTATCCGTGAAGGCATATGACCAGGTTCGTTACCTGTTGTCCAAAGCCTACTATATCTTCAAGGGGCAAACGGCTACGCAGATCATCTCCCAGCTGGCCGCAGATTTTCAACTGAAGACAGGGTCATTGGATGATTCGGAATTTAAGATTGAATCCATGGTGGAGGATGGGCAGACTCTCTTGGATATTATTGAAAAAGCCATTACCCTGACCCTGGTCTCCACACAGCGGCATTATGTGTTTTTTGATGATTATGGCGGGCTGTCCTTACGGCTGGTGGATAATCTCAAGATGGATTTCTATATCGGCGACGGCAGCCTGATGACCGGCTACGATTATTCCACGGATATTGATTCGGATACCTATAACCGGATCAAGCTGTACAAGGATAATAAGGACACCGGCAGGCGGGAGGTCCATATGGTGGAGGACAGCGCCAATATTGCCAAGTGGGGCGTGCTCCAGCTGTACCAAAGTGTGGACGAAAAGAAGAACGAAGCCCAGATCCAGGACATGCTGGATCAGCTGGCCCAACTGAAAAACCGGGAGAGCAAATCCCTGAAGGTGGATGCCATTGGGGATATCCGGGTCCGCGCAGGTGTGTACGTTCCTGTGGTAATTGATGCCCTTGGCCTGAATCTGCCTATGCTGGTGGATGAGGCGAAGCACAGCTTTGAGGGCGATGACCATACCATGTCGTTAACGTTAAAAGTCATTTAAGGCAGGTGAGGCAAGATGTTGAATGCCATAAGGCAGGCAGCGCTGACCGGAATGGAAGCCGGCAAACCCGCGGCTGTTATGTTTGGAGAGGTTGTATCCGGAAATCCGCTGCAGGTAAACGTGGACCAGCGTTTTACCCTGGATGCGGATTTTTTAATTCTGCCGGAATCGTTGGCCAGGCTGGAACTGGATCTGAGCCATACCCACGGCTCTTCCGGGGCAGCATTGACCGATCCGGTGGTGATCCGTCCCGGGCTTCAAGCAGGGGATAAGGTTATCCTCCTCAGGGTGCAGGGCGGGCAGCAGTTTCTCATTCTGGATAAGGTGGCGGTGCTATGATTCCGACCGGAGGACAGCTGAGTGCAGCCTTGTCCGGCAGAACGGCAGAGCAGCCCTCCAGAACCTGGCGGCTGGATGCGGACACCGGGCGCATTGCCGGGAAAATAGACGGTTTAGAGGCTGTGAAGCAAGCGGTTTACAAAATATTGCTGACGGAGCGCTATGCGTATATGGCCTACAGCTTCGATTATGGCGTGGAGCTGTGGAGCCTGATGGGTCAAAGCCCCGCGTATGCCCAGTCGGAGCTGCGCAGGCGGATTGCCGAGGCGCTGCTGCAGGATTCACGGATAGGGAATGTCCGGGATTTCCAATTTCAATATGCGGGAGATACAATGACGGTCCGGTTTACGGTGGAAACATCCGCCGGTACCTTCGACCAGGAGGTGAATGCAGTTGTATGAGCAACAGACTTATTCGGTGATTCTAGCCCGGATGCTGGCCCAGGTGCCGGATACTGAGGATAAGCGGGAGGGAAGCATCATTCATGACGCACTGGCTCCAGCAGCAGCGGAGCTTGCCCAGGCTTATATTTCTCTGGATGCGGCCCTGCGGCTGGGCTTCGGAGATACGTCCAGCGGTGTGTACCTGGATCGGCGCACCTCCGAGGTGGGAGTGGAGCGGAAGCAAGCCTCCAAGGCGTTGCGCAAGGGAATGTTCTGGAATACTGCGGGGCAAGCCTTTGATGTACCCATTTCCAGCAGATATTCCTGCGATTCGTTGACCTTTGTGGTAACGGCCCGGCTTTCAGCAGGGCAGTTTATTCTGGAATGCGAGACAGCCGGGGAGACGGGAAACCGTGCTCTGGGGAAGCTTTTGCCTATTACTTACGTAGCCGGCTTGGCCAGCGCTGATCTGACGGAGGTGCTGCTGGCCGGTGAGGACCAGGAGAAGGATGAACAGCTGCGGGAGCGTATTCTGCAAAAGGTCCGGCAGCCTGCCACCAGCGGCAACGCCTCCCATTATATTCAATGGGCCACCTCCGTTACGGGAGTGGGCGCGGCCAAGGTAACGGAGCAGTGGAACGGACCGGGCACTGTGAAGGTCAGTATTGTGGATACAGACCGGGAGCCGGCTTCACCTGCGCTGGTGGAAGCGGTGGCAGCCTACATCGAAACGGTCCGCCCGGTTTGTGTGGCGGTAACGGTGGTTTCAGCCGCAGGGTTAAGCGTAGACGTAAAGGCCACCATTGTTCCGGCCATTGGCTACACCCTCCAGGCGGTGCAGGATGCCTTCCACGCTGCGCTGGCGGAATATCTGCGGGGAGTTGCGTTTGCCGCGTCCTATGTGAGCTTTGCCAAGATTGGTACGCTGCTTTTGGGCACCGATGGTGTGCTGGATTACACGGCGCTGACCGTAAACGGCAGCACGGCCAATGTGGTGCTGGCAGATAACCAGGTGCCTGTGGCAGGCATTGTGGAGCTGGGGGTGTAGCATGGCGTATCCCGAACAGAAGGATGTTTTTGTGGCCAAGCTCAATAAAAAACAGGATGGCGGCGTATACGTCATCGATGAGCGGGTTCAGCTGGCGGATGGCGCATATGAAGGCTTGCTGGCCCATGATAATGCAATTAACAGCACGGTAAAGGTGTTTACGGGCCCTAAACTTACCGGGCAGGAAATCACAGCATGGACGCTGTCCACTCCTGCGGAGATGCTCTGGCAAAGACGCATCCGTATTTTTGCAGAGGCTCCTGCAGTATTTGTGAGCTACGAAACACCGGGGGACCAGGTGGAGGCCGATGATGTCAATGCGCTGCAGGAGGCCTTGACAGCTACCCAGACAGAGCTTGAACGGTATAAAGACGATGGGCTTGTGGACGGCGGATCATTTTATGAGGGGGAATGATGAATGGCTCAGACGATTAAGGTCCGGCGGGGCACCAAGGCGGAACTGGTAGCCAGGGGCGCTCTTTTGGCCGGGGAAATGGGATTTTGCACGGATACCAAGGAAGTGTATATCGGGGACGGCACGGCGAATTTGTTTGTCGGCCGGGTCATGATGGGACCTTACGCTTCCCGGCCCAGTGCAGCAGTGGCAGGCCGGTATTATTATGTTACGGGTGGAGGTACCAATAATGGGTACCTGTATCTGGATGACGGCACCCAGTGGGCCAGGATGAATGCCATTGGGTTGAGCGATTTGACGGGTACCCTGGACAATGTGGCGGACGGCAGCACGTATGCAAAAGTGTTGAAGGCGGATCTCACCGGCGGGCATGTCAACAAGGTGTCTGACGGTACCAATACTAAAACAGCTGCGGAAATTAAGACCCATATTGATGATGCCACCAAGCACCGCGTCATTAACGACACTGGTGTAGGCAATACGGAATTGTGGAGTGCCCAGAAGATTAAGAATGAACTGGATCTGGCCCGTGCGGGGCAGGAGTACCAGGATAGCGTCAAGGATCAGAATCTGGCGGCCCCTCCTGCCACACCGGCAGCTGGGGATCGGTATATTGTGGCGGCTTCCCCAACGGGAGCTTGGGCGGGCAAAGCCGGACAAATTGCGGAATGGTCGGGATCGGCTTGGCTTTTTGTGGTGCCTACCGTTGGGATGACCGCCATTGTGGACGATGAGGCCAAGCAGTACACCTGGAACGGCACTGCCTGGGTCCGCAGCGGCGGCGCGCTTCAAACTGTGACCGCAGGGAATGGTCTGACCGGCGGCGGTCAGGCGGATACAGTGGCGCTTCATGTGGGAGCCGGTAATGGGATTGATGTGGCGGCGGATACGGTTTCGGCAAGGCCCGGCAAGGGCATTGTGGTGAATGCCACCGGCATTGAGGCAAGCATTGATGCGGACAGCATCGTTTATGACACGGCCAATGGAAACCGGCTGATGGTCGCCGTCATTGACGGAGGGACTTTCTAGGAGGGGGAGGCGGCATGGCCAGAAAAGTATTAATTCAAGTCCGGCGCGGTGCGGAATCCTCCATTGGCGCGTTGGCGGCAGGGGAGCTGGGGTATTGTACGGATACCAGCAAGCTCTATATCGGCACCGCCACCGGCAATGTGCTGCTTGTCGCAGCCCAGAGCACGGGAGACATGCTAAAGGGCGTCTACGACACCAACAACAACGGCAAGGTGGACGCTGCGGAGACAGCGGATGCGGTCCCGTGGGCAGGGGTGACGGGGAAGCCGGGGACGTTTGCTCCATCGGCGCATACTCATGATGCTTTGAGTGTGAAAAGCGATAATTGGAAGCAGGCAGACGCACTGCCGTCAACGTATGACCGGGGACTGACGGTATTTTTTAGCAACAGTCCCACAAACCGTTTTGACGGTGTTCAATACGGCACTATTATGACGGTTAAGGGCTACTCGAATATGGCGGCGGTGCAATATCTGTATCCGTATAATCAAGACGGTCCTATACGGTACCGGTATGCCCTTTACAATTCGGATGCCTGGCTGCCGTGGAAACAGATTGCCGATACCACTGCCGTTATGCCTAAGGGTCCGCTTACCTGGGGCCAACTGCGGGGTGATGCGTAATGGCATACGGAAGCTCGCAATACGGGGTGTTGGGTTATAGTCTGGACGCTGAGGATCAGGGAGGGACCGAGCCTTATGTTCCTGATCTCCTCCGGTATTTGCCGGAATACTATCGGGTGCCAGGCGGGACCATGGCAATATTGCAAGGGGCGGCGGCTGGAGAAATTGGAGCGTTGCGTTATGGACTCAATGATGTGCTGGACCAATATTTTGTCAGCTCCGCCACATGGGGGCTGGATCGTTGGGAACGGGAGCTGGCCCTGAATGTGGACCCGAGTAAACCGGCGGAACGGCGGCGCAAGCAAATTTTAGCCAAGCTCCGGGGGACCGGGACGGTCACTAAGCAGATGCTTATGGATACGGCGACCGCCTTCTCCGGCGGCGAAGTGGAGGTGCTGGAGTTTCCGGCCGAGTACCGGTTTGTCATCCGGTTCATCGGCTTTTTGGGCATTCCGCCGAATTTGGCGGAGTTTATGAAGCTGCTGAACCAGATTAAGCCGGCTCATGTGTCGTATACCTTCGAGTACCGTTATGTCATTTGGGAAACATTGAAGAATTACAGGCTGACCTGGGATATGGCCAAGTCCATGACCTGGAATCAGCTGAAGACTTATGGAGGAGAGTGAAATACGTGCAGACAACCAATAATTTAGGCTTGAAAAAGCCAGGTGCTGAGGATGTTGTCAACATTGAGGATCTGAACAGCAACAGTGATGTGCTGGACGGAAAATTCGGGGCATCCTCCGGCCATGGCCACACTGGGGTAGCAGGAGATGGTCCCAAGATCGGGAGTAACGGCCTGGCGGCAGGTGCTGCAACGGATACGGTGATTGGTGGTCGGACCGTGAGTGACACCACCGCCCCTACAGGTGACAGTGGCACACCCACCACCCTGTTCGGGTGGCTGGCCAACATGATCAAGGCCATCACGGGCGGAGCCACCTGGCGGACCTTACCGGGAATGACCATCGCCGCCATTAAAACGGTTTTGGATGCGGCAACCAATGCGGGTACAGTAAGCACATTGATGAAGCGGGATGCCAGTGGCCGTGCGCAGGTGGCTGCACCGTCTGCGGCGGCGGATATTGCCCGGAAGGACACGGTGGATGCGGTACAGACTAACCTGAACACCCATGCAGCATTGGGTGGAACTGCACATGGGGCAACAGCAGCCCCAACCGTCAGCACCCTGATGACCCGGGATGCAGCAGGCCGTGCGCAGGTTGTAGCTCCGTCTGTGGCCGCTGACATCGCCAATAAGGGGTATGTGGACACGGCGGTGTCGGGCGCGACCATTCCGGACGCCAGCTTGACTGTTAAGGGGAAGGTACAACTCTCGAGTGCTATCAACAGCACATCTGAGGTGTTGGCGGCTACAGTTAAAGCGGTGAAGGATGCTTATGATCGGGGGAGTGCTGGGGTGACGGCTGCTGCTGCGGCGCAGGCGAAGGCGGATGGAGCCTTGCCAAAGGATGGCAGTCAGTCGATGAATGGGATGTTAACACTTGGTAATGGTTACGTTATAGACGTTAATGGAGGTTCACCAGGAAGTGCTAGTCATGGCGCTGGTTTCTATTATTTAGATAATTCTGGCACTAAGAAATATGCTGCATTATCAGTTAATGGAATGGGACATCTAACACATTTGACTAATGATCAGTGGTCATACATTTGGCACTCTGGTAATGATGGGCCAGGTAGTGGATTGTTTGCTGACTTTTCACATAAAGTTTCAATTTCTGACACAAGGCTAACCAACTTAGCTCCAAGTCAATATAGCGGTCAAAATGTATATCATGAATTTAAGAGCGGCAACATAATTGGTTTGCCTGAGGAAAATTTTTGTCAGCTTATTACTTATCGTCCCTGGGTTGATAATTCTGGAGGAAAGGATATTCAAAAAGCCTATGGATTATCTACAGGAAGAGAATATATTCGAGCAGGTAGTGAAAACTCTTGGGAGGAGTGGAGGTCGGTGGGTGGTGGCACGTATGTAGCAAGTAACAATGTTCGGGAACAGAATTTAACCGAATATACAACGGGAATTAGCAATCAAAACGGATACTCTAGCTTTGGAGTGCTAATCCATAAGTTCGTTCCTCGCTTTACTGGAGAAATTGTAATAACTGCTGAGGCAAGAGGGTATAGATACTATGATTCTGATAGTGAAAACTATACTTACTATCCTACAAACATAATGGCATATCTTCCGGCCATGCAGGAGAGTTATATGGGAAACAATGTCTATCGCACTACTCAGGCGGGAGTTTGTCAAATTGACTATAGAACTCCGGTAGGGACTTTTGTGAATACCCAGCCTAATTTAGGGCTTACTTCCAGAATTTTCACAATAGGCTCTGATAATGACGCCTATACAGGAATTGGGACAACCATCAGCGTACAGGTTGGAATTCCTATCTATTTCTTTGTAAGTTCTTATTATAATAGCGGCGCCGGAATAAACGGGGCCGCTCGAAATTTCGGCGTGAGAAATTTCAGTATTTACTATGATATTAAGTGAGGTGATAATCTATGATTGCAATTTTATACGACGAGTCTGGGTATTTCATCGGTACTAGTGCATACCTCACAGAGGAGGACGATATTCAGCTTCCACACTTCTTTGTGGAAAAGATACTGGAAACCCTCATGAATATCCCGGAGGGGCACAGAGCCAAAATTAACCCGGTCACACGGGAAGTCTTCTATGAGGCGCAGCCCACAGCCCCCAATCCCGGACCTACGGTGGAAGAACGCATTACCTTCCTGGAGCAGCAGCTTACTGTTACGCAGGTAGTATTAACCGAGTCGAATGAGTCTAATCTCATCACTCAGAGTGAAGTCACCAGCCTGCAGGTAGCCCTCACAGAGGTGTACGAGCGGCTGCTAATTCTTACAGGAGGTGATAGCTAATGGCAAAGGTATACGCGGATTTGATCCGCAAAGGTGTCAAAAAATTAGATGAGGTGCCTGCACGACACCGGGATGAGGTGGAGGAGCAGCTCAAAGTGTAACTAAATTATCAATTTGTTTTTTTTGGTATTATGAGCAATTATGTTTCACTTTCACAATTGTGTGCTTATTTTAACTCTACTTAGAGCATCAATCACATACTGACAAATCAGTTAAACAAAAAGATATACCCAGCTCTTTTTGGTAAAGATTTCGTTTAGGTATAACTAATATGCAAAAAACCTCAAAAATATTGTTCCACTAAACGCTGCCCATGGCTTTGTCCTTTAAAAAATTAAATAACATTTAGAAGAAGACTAGAGCTTGGATCTGGAGGTAGTAGAAATTTTATGGGGGAGAGTGAAATACGTGCAGACAACCAGTAATTTAGGCTTGAAAAAGCCAGGCGCCGAGGATGTTGTCAACATTGAGGATCTGAACAGCAACAGTGATTTGCTGGACGGAAAATTTGGGGCATCCTCCGGCCATGGTCACACTGGGGTAGCAGGAGATGGTCCTAAGATCGGGAGTGGTGGACTAGCTGCAGGAGCTGCCACGGATATGGTGATTGGAAACCGTACCGTGAGTGATACCACCGCCCCTACAGGTGACAGTGGTACACCCACTACCCTGTTCGGTTGGCTGGCCAACATGATCAAGGCCATCACGGGCGGGGCCACCTGGCGGACCCTGCCGGGAATGACCATCGCCGCCATTAAAACGGTTTTGGATGCGGCAACCAATGCTGGTACGGTCAGCACGCTGATGAAGAGGGATGCCAGCGGCCGGGCACAGGTGGCAGCACCCTCTGCAGCGGCGGATATTGCGCGGAAGGATACAGTGGATGCGGTGCAGAGCAGTTTGAACACACATACAGCATTGGGCGGGACTGTACATGGGGCAACAGCAGCTCCAACCGTCAGCACCCTGGTGGCTCGTGATTCAGCGGGACGGGCGCAGGTTGTGGCTCCGTCTGTGGCGGCCGATATTGCAAATAAGGGATATGTGGATACGGCGGTGTCGGGCGCGACCATTCCAGACGCCAGTTTGACCGTTAAGGGCAAGGTGCAGCTATCCAGCGCAACAAATAGCACCTCCGAAGCCCTGGCTGCTACATCCAAGGCCGTAAAGGATGCCTATGACCGGGGAAGCGCTGGGGTGACAGCTGCTGCGGCGGCGCAAAGCACAGCCGATGCTGCTCAGACTCGGTCTAACGGGGCATTCCTTAAGGATGGTAGTGAACCGATGGCTGCTCCCTTAGAAATTGCCTTTCCGCATGGCTTGAAGGCCCGTCATGTAGATGGTGTAGCAGGACCTGGGGGACCTGGGGATTTGTTCTTAAATTACAATAATCCTAGCGCGGCAGTCTATATAGGTAACTATAATACGGCTTGGCATTCTGGCAATGATGGAGCAGGGAGCGGGTTGGATGCTGACACTGTGCGCGGTAAAACTGCACTTCCTACAGATGGTAGTGCTCCCATAACGGGAACCTTGCAGATTACTAATGGAGCGCCTATCATCCAAATGACAGAATCAGATGTAGGAAAAAAGTGGTTTATTGTTGCTGATGGAAGCATGCTAGATATACGAGAGGATACATTAGGCACGACACGGATCACGGTTTTTCCCGGAGGGGAAACACAATTTACGGAAAACGTTAAGATTGCATACCCGAAAGCTCTAAAGGTACGGCACATAGATGGAGCAAATGGAGAGGGGATATATCTTAACTACGCTAATCCATTTCAACCGATTATGATTGGTGATGGTTCGACGGCATTGCGTAACAACGACGGAGTTTTGGAGTATTTACAAGGAGGAGTCTGGAGACCTATGGGAGGAATAAAGAGTGTTCAGCGTGGGGTGACTGCAATATCGTATACCTCTACTTTTGCAACAACAAATGTGACGATATCAGCTGTGGATTTAACTAAGTCCTTTTTGTCTCTCTCAACTATTGCTGATGGCGGTGGGCAACTTAAGGTAGATGTTACCTTAACAAGCAGCACTAACTTGGCTATAAGTCACGTCAATAATGCAGGGTCAGGGTCAGCACGTATTGCGTGGGAAATCGTACAATATTATTAAGGAGGGCTAACATGCCAAGATATGCACAAATCGATTTGGACACGGGAAGATGCATTAGCGTATCCCTTCTGGCCGGGGAAATCGAATCCGACCACATGTTCCCGCTGGGGGATAACGAGGAAATACAGCCCGGCGACATCTACATGGATGGAGGGTGGACACGCCCGGATCAGGAACCATTGCCGGAGCCTGGTCCGTCAGCCGAGGAGCGCATAACCATCCTAGAGCAGCAACTTACTGATACGCAGATTGCTCTTGTGGAGTCCTGCGAATCCAATCTCGCAGACAAAAAAGAGATTACCAGCCTGCAGGTAGCCCTTACCGAGGTATACGAGCAACTGCTGGTCATTATGGGAGGTGATAGTTAATGGCAAAAATATACGCTGACCTGATTCGCAAAGGCGTCAAAAAATTGGACGATGTGCCGACCAGGCACCGGAATGAGGTGGAGGCGCTGCTTAATGCGTTACTGGCTAGCTAATCTGCTTCTCCGCGCTTCCATTAAACTATGGAAAGTCGATACTATGGCTATCAAATCCCCTGCCCTGACTTATGAAGATTAATGAAGTTTCAGCAAAGAAGAAGAGTTTTAGCTTTTCTGTTGGTGTTGGATCTGATAAAAATAGCGGCAATCCCATTCCGGATACCGAGTAAAGTGAGCGCCCACAAGGCGTATTTTTTATGCCCCTGGATACCCAGGGGCCATTTTTTTCCCCGAAGGGAGGGGGTACTAATGACACAGAAGGACTGCCCCGTGGCTTCAGCGCCATGCGAGGATTTGAAAGAAACGGTCAAGGAGATGACCGAGGTGCGGCTGCAGCTGCGGGAGGTAGTGACGCTGATGCGGGAGCTGACGGATCATTCCCGGCGGCTGGAGGTGCTGGAGAAGCTGGTGACGGACACCTCCAACGCCTCACGTTCTGCTCACCACCGCCTGAATGATATGCAGGCCGCCCAGCGCTGGCTCATCGGACTAACGGTCACCATGGTGGGCACCGGTATTGCCAGCGCCACCTTACTAATTAAACTGATGGGCGGCTAATCCCAGCCGCCCCAAGGAGGATACACCACAATGAACACCATTATCGAAATTGCCCAGCCTTATTTGGAAACCATCGCAACCGCCATTATCGGCCTCTTGGCTATGCTCATCCTGGCCCTGATCGCCCGGCTCCGCACCAAGGTGGAGGCTTGGCTGAACGCCCGGACAAGCGCCGCCCAGCGGGAGCTTCTGCATAAGCTGGCGGGTGAAGCCTACGCATGGGTGGAGCATCAATATGCCACAGAAGACGGCCACCATAAGCTTAATGAGGCGGTGAGGTATGTGCTGGACCGGCTGCGTCTGGACAAGATCGGCCTGTCCGCAGAAGACGTGACAGCCGCTGTGCAGAAAGCGTGGCAGGAGCTTGACGTGAAGAACCGGGGGGCCGCTTAAGATGGCAAAAGGCTTTGATACCGCCACTCGGATAACGGCAGATAAAGCCCGGCTGTTTGCTGCCCAGGGCTTCGTTTTTGCGGGGAGGTATTTGGATAACCCTACCAGCTGGAAGGCGCTTTCGGCTACCGAGACCAGGGAAATTTCCGAGGCGGGCTTATACATTGTCTCTCTGTATGAACGCACTGCGAACCGTTCCAGGGAAGGTGCTGCCGCGGGACAAACTGATGGCAGACAAGCGCTTGCACATGCCAAGCAAGTTGGGCAGCCAGAGGGCAGTGCCATCTACACCGCCGTGGATTACGATGCGCAGCCAATGGACTATGACCGCATTGAAGCATATATGAGAGCTTTTGATGCGGAGATAGAAGGGTATGAGCTGGGTATCTACGGCTCTTATGCCGTCTGCAAAGGAATGTATGAACGTGGCATAACACAAAAGCTGATGCAAACCTATGCCTGGAGCCGCGGGCAGGTATTTCCGCAAAACAGCATCTACCAATATGAAAATGACATCTCCGTAAACGGCATCGGCATTGACCGCTGCGAGTCCAACGGGGATGCGGGAGGGTGGCGAGTGGGCATGGCAATAAAACCGGCGGCGCCGCAGCTGGACAAGGAAGTGGCGGCCAACATCATCGACAGCTTTCTAAAAAAATATTGGGCCGAGTGTGAGGCTGAACGGGCTCAAGCAGAGCGGGAGGGCCGCGCCGCAGATGCGGAGGCGTGGAAGGGGCTGCGGGATTGGCAGCATCATCTGGCCAATGAACTGCGGGCTGCGTCCGGGCTGCAGGCGGAATAAGCCAAGCCCTCACCTCAGCGAAAAAAGCAAAAAGCCGCATGACCACCATCATGCGGCTTCATACATATTACCCCTCGATGCGCACAGCCTGCAGCTGCGCCTTCAGGCACAATTCCGCGGCCATAAAGGCATGCTCCTGGGTCATGGCTTTTTCCGTGCGGTGCAGGCAGTCCAGGATCAGCTCGCCGAAGAACGGGTAGCCCACTTGGCCGTCCACATGGAAATGATACTCTCCCTGCCCGTTAACCAGATACACATGGTTGCTGGATTTGTCACGGGCGATGTCGATATATTTGCGAAGCTCAATGTAGCCCTCTGTGCCCAGAATGAGAGTACGGCCGTCTCCCCAGGTGCCTAAGCCGGCAGGGGTGAGCCAGTCCACCCGGAAATATTGGGTTGCCCCATTATCGCCCAGCAGAGTGGCATCGCCGAAGTCTTCCAGCTCGGGATAATCCTTTGCACTATAATTGGCCACCTTGCTGTGCAGCACCTGGGCGCTTTTGCAGCCTGCATAGAAGAGGAACTGCTCTACCTGATGGCTGCCAATATCGCAGAGAATGCCGCCATATTGCTCCTTCTTGAAGAACCAATCCGGCCGGGAGGGGGCATTGAGCCGGTGCGGACCGAAGCCGGTCACCTGGACCACACGCCCGATGGCGCCCTGCTCGATGAGCTGTCCGGCATAAACCGCCGATTCCACGTGAAGGCGTTCGCTGTAGTACACCATATATTTCCGGCCGGTTTCCCGAACCTTGGCCCGGGCAGCCTCCAGCTGTTCCAGCGTGGTGAAGGGGGCCTTGTCCGTAAAATAGTCCTTGCCCGCATCCATAGCCCGCAAGCCAAGGGGGCCGCGTTCCGACGTAATGGCGGCGCCTGCAACCAGCTGCACTTCAGGGTCGGCCAGAACCTCCTCCTCCGTGGAGGCGATACGCACCTGGGGATAGGTCTTGGCGAAGGCCGCCGCCTTAGACGGTTCACGGTCATACACCCATTTCAGTGTAGCGCCCGCTTCCAGCAAACCGTTGACCATTCCATAGATATGGCCGTGATCCAACGAAACCGCTGCGATTACAAACTCTCCCGGCTTGACCACCGGATTGGGTTTTCCTTTAGGTGCGTAATTCATTCCGTCACTCTTTTGCATCATGAAGCGCCTCCCGCTCTCGTAACATGTATTTGCAGCTGCTCCCGCTGAAAAACCGGGGTAACTCAATCTTCTTTTTGCAGATACGTAAAAGGAAAATTACAAGCTCCTCTCTATCCTAAATGATAGCGGATACCAAACCCCAATTGTGATGCGGAATGGCGGAAAAAATAACACCAGATTGCGGTTGTTCAGGCTGTCTGTGATATAGTAGAGATAGCCGGAGCCATCGTCATATGCTTGCGAAGCGGAGTGTGTTCCACCAGCGCTCAGGATGAAGCCCGATGGAGGATAAACCAATGCCATATGTAGTGGGCCACTACAGTGAGGAACCATTGCAGCTTGCCTATAAGCGGAAAAGCGTTAACTATGAGCATAAGGAAACCTTCCACTCCCATCTGGGCATGGAGTTTTTGTGGATTCATCAGGGTAAGGGCACCATGATTGTCAATAACAACAGCTATCCCATCAAGCCGGGAATGCTCTGCATGTTCCAGCCCTGCCAGCTTCACCATCTGAGTTTGGATTATGCGGATAACCAATCCTTCGAACGGTCGGTGGTCATTTTTGAGCCGACCATGTTCGAGAGCCATTTTCAGAAGTGGCCGGTGCTGCACAGCTTTTTTCAGTTTATCCATCTGGGGAAGCTGCCCTTTCCGTGTATTTACGGGGTGGATGGCGGGGATGATTTGGAGCAATTGTTTGTTGACATGCAGCAGCGGCTGCCGTCTCTTCCCGAGAAGGACCGGAATGAGGAAGCCTCCTTATTTCTGGTGATCCTGTTCCGCAAGCTGAAGCAATTATGGGACAAGCAGGAGCTGTTGGACACCGATATGGAGAGCCGCCGGAAGAATCATCAGGTGGAGCATATCTTAAGCTGGATCGAGGCCAACTATACGGTGCCGTACAGTCTGGAGGAAATGGCCCAGGCGCTCCATTTGTCCCCGTACCATATCGCCCATTTGTTTAAGGCTGCCACCGGGATTACCATCTCCGATTATATAGCGACCCGCAGGATCCATCAGGCAGTCCAACTGCTGACCACTACCCACAAGCCTGTCTCTTTGATTGCAGAGGAGATCGGGCTGATGAACGGCTCTTATTTTTGCAGACTGTTCAAAATCCATATGGGGACCACCCCCTACCAATACCGTAAGAAGTGGATCGGCCAATAAGCCCGGATCCTCCGCCGTTGTTTGACCTCTTCCTGCAGCGGGTAAAAACGCCTATCCCAACAAGAGGAGGCGGATGGCCATGGAGCCCGTAAACGACCGCGAAATCAAAGAAACGCGCATTGAAAAAAAGACGGACAGCAGCGAAGTCATGTCCACCTTTATCAAGTACGCGGCGTATCTGATTATTTTCTTCGGGGTGCTCTATTTCCTGGTGCGGTATGTGTTTCCCATGTTCTAGTTGCCGCAAGGCGTAAGCTGGATGTGTTATGGAAGCTTCATCGGCCATCGGTGCCCCGCATAACGGCGGCATGGATGGCTTTTTGCATGTTGTTATAAACAGCTACGCGGCGGCAGGCAGCGTCATAGAAATCACGGCGCCCCCTTCCGGGCGGTTGCCTGCTGTGATGGCACCCCCGCAGCCCTCGACAATCGCCCGGGAGATAGCCAGCCCCAGCCCGGACTCCCCGTCCTTGCCCTTCACGAAGCGGTGAAACAGCATGGGCAACAGCTCCTCCGGAAACCCGCAGCCGTCATCGCTCACAGACAGACTAGCCTCTCCCTGCACAACGGCTACCCTTATCACAATACCCGTCCGTGCATAGCGCACTCCGTTGCTAGCCACATTCAGAAGCGCCTGGAGCAGCTTATCCCGGTCGGCCCGGATAATGGGTGCACCCTCATCGGGCAGCACCACCCGTACAGATAACCCTTTGGCGGCCAGCATGGGATTAATCCGTTCTACGGTCTCCCGGACCAGCTCCACCAACGGCACGGGCATTACCCGGAACAGATCCTCGGCGCTGTCCAGCTTGGCCAGGAGTGTCATCTCCATCACCAGCTTTTTCACCCGAACGCATTCGTTGACAATGATGTCCAAACCCCGCTCCACCTGCTTTCCTTCAAAAAGCCCGTCCCGGATTCCCTCCGCATAGCCCGAAATGGACATTAGAGGTGTTTTCAGCTCATGGGAGGCATTCTGGAAAAATTCCTTTTGCACCCGGATAAACCGGTTCAGCTCTCCTGCCATTTCGTAAACAGCTTGGGCAACAGCCCCAATCTCCCCGCCGCCGCGGACCAGCCGGACCTGGGCGAAGCGTCGTTCCTTCACCTTCTCCAATTCATCCTTCAGCAGCATCAGAGGGCGGATCAGCTTTCTTGTAAAAAGCAGGCTAAGTGCCGCCATTACCACTCCCCCGGCTGCGAAAATGATCAGAAGTCTGCGCAGCAGCTCCTGCTCGATGACCTTGATCCGGCTCACTGGTGTCAGCAGGGTAAGTGTACCGGTGGGGAGGGCCTCTACCCGGGAGACATAGGCGGTATCGGTGCCGTTCCAGATTTTCTCCAGATTCACAGAAGGGACCAAGGTGGAAGAAGAAGCAGCCACTGCAGGAGCCAATGGTGCAACGGACTCCTCCCATAGGCTGGCAGTCACCACATTGCCGTCCTTATCGGTCAGAATGGCTTTTACCTCGGAATAAGGGATGCTCATGCTCATGGGAATGCCTGTCGGGCTAAAATTTCCGGCAACC